AGCAATTACCGTAACTGCCACTGGTGTAACTACTGGTTCAAACGTAGTTGCTCGTTTACAAGCAATGTTGGATGCATCTCCAAGTGCATTGTATGGCAAAGATGGATACCAATTCTATGTTGGTCCAACAACCATGAAAGCATACCAAGCCGCTTTATCTGCTGGTAACTATAACTTCCAGTTCTATGTTGGTGAGAAACCAATGAACTTCCAAGGTATTCCCGTTACCATGTGTCCAGGATTGAACGATTCTGATTGCGTATTGGGATTGAAATCTGATTTGCACTTTGGTACTGGTTTGTTGAGCGATTACAACGAAGTAAAATTCATTGATATGAGCGATATTGACGGATCACAGAACGTGCGTATCATCATGCGTTTCACTGGTGGTTTGATTGCTACTAACCCAACACAACAAGTAGTATTAAACATCTCCTAATAAACAAATAATTCAAATGTAAAGGGGCGGGGTTTACAAAAATGCCCTGCCCTTTTATTTTAGTTTAAACACCAAAAAATAAAATAAAAATGTCTTGTAATACATTAGCAAACAGATACGAACCATGCAAACAGTTTGTGGGCGGTATTCGTGGTGCGTTCTTTGTGCCTTACGTTTTCTCAAACGTAGTAACCAAGGATGCAAGTGGATTAGTAACATCCATCAACAATGGTGCAACGCCTACCCCCGTTAACGTAACTGGATGGTTCTGGGAACTTAAAGGTTTGTCAACCTTGGAAGTAGCCCCAACAAGTAGCCGTGATAACGGAAATACTATGTACACCCAAACATTCACATTGTCATTCAAACCAAGTGGCGTTACTCCCAATAGTGGCGATTTGGATATGGACACCGTTAATACACTTTCACAAGGAAGATGGCGTATCATTATTTGGGATAGAAACGACCAATTTTGGTTGTTAGGTTCTGATGAGGGATGCGATTCCACTGGTGGTACATTGTCATGGGGTACACAAATGGGCGATGCTCGTTTGAATACCTTAACATTTATCGGAAGTGAAACTTTACCCCCTGCCCCCGTGGATGCGGAAACATATGCAGAGGTGTTAACCGTTATCACCGTACCCGCTTAATTTGTGAGTTCGTTCATAGATATAAAGCCCCTGCCCATGTGGTGGGGGTTTTTGTTTTACAACGAATTTGGATTATTGCGTTAATAATGTAGATGGTAATTAATTTAGGCACGACTTCCATTTCATTTTATCCGTTTGTTTCCTTTGAATCGGTTACAAGTGGTGGTGAAACGTCTTATTTGGTTACTCAAAACGATTTTTACATTATAACCCAAGATGGCAACAACTTAATTACTGCCGAGGGTAGTGCATTTGTAAATGTGGAAGTATGGCACAAGAATACCAAAGTTATGGTGTCCGATGTGAAACAACCCGTTCAAGTTGGTAGCCGTATAAGCGTGGATTTGCCATCGTTAACCGACATTGCAGACGTTGCACAAAATTTGGATGTGGTATTAATACGCATTTACAATGTAGATACGTTGTTGTGGGAATATTTGGCTACGTGGTCTGATGAATCCACCAACATCAATAAGACATTTAAACACTGGGATACAACAAGTAATATTAGCCCCGAATGGATAACCCTATAAAAGACAATAAGAATTTCCAATTTATGGCGTTAGCGTCATATACTGCCCCCGCAATTGTGGAGCATAAAAACAAAAATTGGGTTGAATATGGTGAAGATAACGATTACTACCAATATTTAATTGATTTGTACCATGGTAGCCCTACCAATAACGCAGCCATTAAAGGTATTGCGGATATGGTGTATGGATTGGGGTTGGAGGTAGTAAAAGGGGATAGACATTTACAAGGGTACATCGAGTTTAAAAAACTATTTAGCCCCGATTGTATTCGTGCGGTTACTTTGGATTTGAAAATGTTGGGGCAGTATGCTTTACACATCGTTAAATCAAAGGATAAAAAAAAGTATGTTAAAGTAAGCCATTGGGCAATACAGACACTACGCCCCGAACGTGCCAATGAGCATGGTGAAATTGAGGGGTATTACTTTTGTGCGGATTGGTCTAAGTTAAAGCGTGGGCAACAACCTAAGCGATTCGCTGCCTTTGGATTTGATGAAACCGAAAACGAATGTATTTTAGTGGTTAAACCCTATTCAACGGGATCGTATTACTTTGCCCCCGTAGATTATCAAGGTGGTACACAATGGGCAGATTTAGAATGCGAAATTGGTAATTACCATATTAACAATATCAAGAATGGGTTAGCCCCATCCATGTTGATTAATTTCAACAACGGACAACCACCCGAAGAGGTAAGGAATGCAATAGAGGGGCAAATTACTGCCAAATGGGGCGGTTCTTCCAATGCAGGTCGTGCCATCATTTCATTTAACGATTCAAAGGACACGGCAACAGAAATAACCCCCGTTCAATTAAGCGATGCTCATAATCAGTACGAATTCTTATCAAGGGAATCCACCCAGAAGATAATGTTAGCCCATCGTATTGTTTCCCCGATGTTGTTAGGTATTAAAGACAATACAGGATTAGGGAATAATGCGGATGAGTTAAAGAGTGCCTCCATTCTATTTGACAACATTGTAATACGTCCGTTCCAACGATTAATTATTGAGGGTGTGGAAAAGGTATTACATGCCAATGGTATTTCCTTGGAGTTGTATTTTAGGACCTTGCAACCATTGGAATTTACGGATTTAAGTGGTAAGGCAGTTACCGAGGAAGTAGCCGAACAAGAGATGGGATTTTCTTCCCAAAAAAAAAAGATTGATTTGGTAAAACCCAATGCGGGTGAATCCAAAGATGATTTTATTGGGCGTTGTATTTCCGTGGTAGTTGGTGAGGGTAAAGAACAAGACCAAGCCGCTGCAATATGTTACAATTATTGGGAGGGTTCAAAGGTAGAATTAGAATCTTATACCGATTATCCCGAGGGTGCAAGAAACAATGCCAAACGTGCCTTAGAATGGGCGGAAAAGAATGGTTGGGGTGATTGTGGTACGGCAGTAGGTAAGCAACGTGCAAATCAGTTGGCGAAGGGTGAACCAATAAGCCGTGATACCATAGGAAGAATGGCAGCATTTCGCAGACACCAACAAAACAAGGATGTACCATACTCCGAGGGTTGTGGTGGATTGATGTGGGATGCATGGGGTGGAGATGCTGGAATCCGTTGGGCAGAAAGCAAGTTAAAAGAAATAGACGCTAAATTATCGGCAGAAAAAGCCCCAGAGTTTACCCACGAGGATGAACACATGTGGTTGGAATACCTCAAAGATAAAGGCGAGGTTATCAATGAAGATTTGTGGGAGTTGGTGGACGAATCCCCCGTGGATGATCCCGATGGGGAAATGCAATTAAATCGCCATGAATTTTTCAAACGATTTGCAAATCCCGATGAGAAATCCAAAGATGATAAAGGTATTTATTTGATGCGGTACAGATATAGCCCATTGCGTACCCAAGAGAATAGTCGCATCTTTTGCAAAGACATGGTGGCAAATGCCAAATTGGGGGTAGTATATAGACGTGAGGATATAGACAATATGGGATTTGATGGCATCAATGGACAATTTGCCCCACAAGGTAAATCCACTTATTCCATTTGGAAATACAAGGGGGGTGTATATTGTAAGCACCAATGGTTCAGATTGACTTACAGACGTAAGAAAATCAATGGTAAGGTAATACCATTAACGCCCGAAGAAAAGGCATCCAACATGCGTGATATTGAGGATAACTACGATAGAGTTTCTTCACAAAGTGCAGATAGAGCGGGAGTACCATTTGCCCCACCAAATTGGGATGTTGCCAGTGTTAAAACAAATGATTTACCAAATAGAGGAAGTTTAAAAAATAAATAATAGCCATGTACGCAAACGATGACGTTTTACTAATTACCAAGGATGACTTGTTCAAGTACACCCAATTGAGTGGTAATTTTGATATTGATAAAATAACCCCATTCATAAAGGTGGCACAAGATATTGAGGTGCAACAATTATTGGGTACGGTTCTTTATCGTAAAATCTTAACCGATGTTCAAAATAGCACTTTAACAGGTAATTATTTAACATTGGTAAGTGAATACGTGCAACCCATGTTGATTCATTATTCCATGGCGGATTTATTGTTATTCCATGGATACGAGGTAAGCAATGCGGGAATCGTGCGTAATAGCCCAGAGGGTACACAATTGCCATCAGAAAATGAAATAAATACATTGGTGGAACGTACCCGAGCAACTGCCGATACATATCGCAGAAGATTGGTAGATTATTTATCCTATTATCCCCAATTATTCCCCGAGTACACGGCAAACCAAAACAACGGACAATATCCAACATCTTACCCAACAAACTACACTGGATGGAATCTAATGTAAAAAAAACGTACCAACCTAAACCCGCAAAGGTTGAAAAGTTGAAAACGTACATGGAGGCGATTAAAGGCAATACAAGTATCAAGTGTGAACTATTTGCCAAAACAATAAAAATAATCGTTCTAATGGTCTTATTTCAATCGTGTGGGGCAGAATACCATTTAAAACAAGCGTGTAAAAAGAAACCAAGCCTTTGCGAACAGAAAGTGAAGATAGATACATTCATTGTACACGATTCAATTTACTTTTATGATACGTTTACGACCAAGGAAATTGACACTATCACCATTGACACGGGTTCTATTAGGGTTAAGGTTGTACGCCATTACAATAAAATCAAAGTCCTAATTAAACAAAAACCCGATACCATACGAGTTACAAAAACCATTACACTACCACCGAAATACGTTGAAAAAGAAAAGGAGGCATGGGGTACTGCCCATTGGGTATTTTTTTGGGTGGGTTTGATATTGGTATTGATTGGAGTTTATAAACTACTCAATTAGAACAATTAATTTAAAAAGCGTTTTATAAGTATGACAAAAGCGTGGGTTACACCATCCCGATCCTCTCCAAAACCAGGGGGCAATCGTGCGTGTTTATGTAAAAATGGCAAGTATTCACGAAAGTGTTGTGATGGTTCACTACAAGCACAAGGCGTGGGAAGTGTAACGGGCGTACAAGTACAAAATTAATATTATGGCAGACGTAAAAATAACCGATTTAACGGCAATAAGCACCATCGCATCAACGGACGTTTTACCCATTGTTGATGTAGGGGATGATATAACCAAGAAAATCAGCATTTCACAAATCGCATCCCAATCGCCAGTTCAATCCGTAGCGGGTAAAACGGGGGTGGTTACATTGGCGGCAAGTGATATCGGATCGGGTACGGTGGATAATACCGAATATGGATATCTCAATGGTGTAACATCTGCCATTCAAACGCAATTAAATGCTAAGCAAGGCACATTAACGCTAACCACAACGGGTTCAAGTGGTGCGGCTACATTGGTGAATAATACGTTAAATATCCCACAATATAGTGGAGGCGGTAGCATTCCCGATGGCGATAAAGGTGATATCACGGTAAGCAATAGCGGAGCAACTTGGACGATAGACAATTCAGCGGTTACGAACGCAAAAGTTGCAACGGGTATTGATGCTGCAAAAATTGCCGATGGTTCGGTAAGTAATGCGGAGTTTCAGTATATTGGTGGGTTGACTTCCGATGCACAAACGCAGATTAATGCAAAACAAGATACCCTTGTAAGTGGTACTAATATCAAGACCATTAATTCTACAAGCGTATTGGGTAGCGGAAATATAAGCGTAGCCCCTGCAAGTGGAATAAATGCAACTGCAATTAGTGATGGTAGTGTAGATAATACGGAATTTGGGTATTTAAGCGGTGTTACATCGGCAATACAAACCCAAATTGATAGCAAACAAGCCACAATCACGGGCGGTGCGACTACAATTGTAAGTTCAAACCTAACTGCATCAAGGGCATTAGCATCCGATGGTAGCGGTAAAGTTGCAGTTAGTT